CGGTTCTATTTTGGCAAGAGCTACCAGACGTATATCTGTGGCCGGAAGGTGCCCAACGCCTTCCGTGTACCGCTCGGGTACTACATCAAGAAGCACCGGCCGATGACGCTCACGCTCTACGCCGAGTACGCGGAAGGTGTGCTGAACCCGTGATCCCCGACGAGCAACGTGTCATGCCGGAGACGCGACCGGACAGCGAAGCAGCGGCGCACAGAGCACTGTGTCAGTGCGATGTATGCCGCCGCCCCGGGTCGATGACCCTCAAGAAGAGGTTCATGCGCCATCAGATTCGGATGCGCTCCTGGGTCTCCTGATCGTCCAGTGGCCCGCCTTCGAGTCGCTGAAAGATCAGGGCAATGGAGCTGAGGTCCTTACCCATGATGGCCTGAAGGATCATGGTGCAGGCGGTTCGGTCGAGCAAGTCGGGAGAATCTTTCCAGATCGTCTGCACCGTACCGAACCGCTGCACCCACAGCCATCGCAGCCGGGTGTCCAGGCTGGCACGGTGCGCTTCAGGGATCTGCTTGCGGAACTTGCGAACGATCTCACTGCCCACAGTGGTATCGAGCTTCTCCCGTGCTTCAAGCACATGGTTCATTGGAGCACGCCTTTCGTCAGATCAAGGAACTCCAGCCCCTCAGCTTCCCGTGCAGCCGGGTGAGTGCCCGCACGACGCAGGCCAGTGTGCCGGTTCAGAATCATCCTCTGCGCCTTCGTCGCCCGCGACATGGAACCGCGCACCTGGGAGTCCGGGCGGTTGGCGATGTCGAACAAGGTGCGGGCGATCAGCTCATGCACAGGTGCGTCGATCGCAGCGTAGTCTGCCTCGGGCGCAGGGTGGTCGACCACCTTCTGCAGGGCCTCGCGGATGCTCACTTCTTCCATACCGAGCTCCAATCCTCTGCGTAGCTTGTCGGCGCCGGGGTGATGCCAGTGTCGAAGAATGCGCCCTGGAAGAAGTCCAGCTCATTCGTAGCCTGCACCACGTATCGCAGGGCGTCCATCATGTGTGAGTGCTTGTCGTGCAGCGGCTTGTCCGACCAAGTCTGAAGCTTGGTGTTGAACTCGTACTTGTAGTTCTCCAAGCATTCCAACAGCCAGTCACAGTTGGTCTTGTGGACGATGGTGTTGTAGAGCTGCATCCGGACTTTCTGGATGTCCGTGATCTGGGTGTAATCCGACTGCCTCGCACCTGGGATCCGGAACACCTTGTTGCTCTTGGCGAGCACAGCGACACTCGGGAACGCCTTGCGCATCATGTCCGCCGGGGTGGTGTTCACCGCCTTCTCGTGGTGATCGCCGTCCCAGGGGAGGATGATTGTGCTGAGCCGAGGGAACCATGACTTCGCCCGCAGGTCATCGACGTACTCGGGCAGCGCCTTGCCATGGCCTTCTCCGCAGTCGAACAGGAACAGCTTGTTGTTGAACCACTGGAAGGCGATCCAAGCAGTAGCATCAGAGTGCATACCCGAGCTACCGATGTCGAACGCAACGAACACTGGGTGTCCGCCGTCGAGGTTGAACTCGGTGTCCCGCTTCTCCTCAATCATCTTCATGTACGCCTCGCCATAGACGGCAGCCGCGTCCATCTCCTCGAACGAGCAGTAGTACTCCTGCTCGAACATGCGATCGTTGCCGAAGCGTTTCAGGTAGGAATCTCTGATCTGCTCCAGCTTGTCTTGGGTGATGACCGGGGGCATGCCTTCCCGGCGCATCATCTCGTTGATGTCGTCGATGGTGCGAGTGATGATCCCGTACTCCGGGTTACCCTCCATCGACTGCATCAGCTGCCACAGCGGGTTGCGGCGCTTCCCTCGGGGAGTGCTCGCCACCCGCAGCTTCTTCGGCTCGTGCTCGTTCTCGATGATCGGCATGAGTCGAGGCAACGGATCTTCACGGGTGAAGAGCGCCAGCTCGGTGAAGTTGTAACGCTGAAAGGACGTGCCCACACCGTTACGGTCTTGACCGGATTGGAAGTAGCCTTGCAGCTTCAGCCGGCTGCCATTGGAGAACTGGCCGGTCATGGCGGTGGCCCTCCAGTCGCACAGCTCTGCAGGGACGTTGTCCTGCAACATCTGCACGAAGTCCCCTGTCACAGGGTCCAGGTATGTCTTGTCCCAGAGGATGTCCCGAATCATCGGGTTGTTCAGGGACACGTAGACACCCGTGGTCTTGGGCGTGAGGAGTGCGCTCTGGCACTCCTCAATCGACATGGCCACATCCTTCCCGGTCTGCCGAGGGAACACGACGATGCCGACGCGCTTCTTCTGCCACATCGCGTGCGCTTCCGCCTGGTAGGGCCGCGGCTTGTAGTAGACCGGAAAGGACTTCATGGTCAGATCCGAATGTTGCTGAGGCCGAGGGTGCCCCAGAGAGCCGAGAAGTCTTCGCTCTCTGAGGATGCCCCTGCCTTCGACGGAATGCCCGCCTGGGGCCCGTCATCGACCGGGGCCGACGCAACACCCGCAGCAGGTGCGGCAGGCTGTCCAGCGGCAGCCTGGGGCGCGGGAGCACCCCTCTTGGCCGGAGCAGCCGGAGCCGCTGCCGGGGGCGTGGCGGCTGCCGCCGCACGCCGCTCCACGAGCTGCTTGCGCAGGGAGTCAACGATCCCCTGCACCGGAACCGAGTAGCCCGAGAGCTTCCCGTCCACCCGTACCTCGTAGGGCTTAGCCATGCGAGCGAACTCGTTGGCCAGGTCCTTGTCGAACTCTCGGGTGCCGGGGACTAGATCACTGTTTCGCTGGAACAGCTCGATGCTGCCGTGCAAGACGGTCATCATCTCTCGGTCGTCTTCGCTGCGCCGGGCGGCACGGTCGTTGACCTCGTTGAGCAGGAGCTGCTTCACAGCCTCCTGCCAGTCCTGAGCGTCCTTGGAATCCCGAAGGGTCTCCATGCCTTCACCGTTGATCGAGGGAACTTCCTGACCTACGAGCATCCGGGGATGCAGCTTGATTGCGTCGAAGTACTTGGTGTGCTCAGTCTGCAGCTCACGCAGGGCGGCTTCCTGGTTCACCTTGGTGGCATTGTCTTCGAGGGCGTTGGAGATCTCCCCGAACGCGGACTGAATGTCTGCGTAGGCTACAACCCCAACATCCGATCCATCTCCGGGTTCGGCGGCGGCGGGAGTTCCTTCAGCTCCCCCGTTCGCCGGAACGAGCGGCTCTCCTCCAGCTCCTGCTGAGCCTGCTGCTGCAGCAGGAGTTCCTGCTCCAGCTGACTGATCCGCAGCAGTTGCCGATCCTGCGCTTCCAGCAGGAGTTCCAGCCGGATCGTCGCCTTCCGCAGCTTCTTCGCCAAACGTTTCTGGCGAGATTGCTGCGAAGACGTTGCCAAAGAGCTCGTCAGCCGAAGCACCCAGCTCGATGCCGAGATCCTCTTCCAGATGCTGCTCACTCACGGCTCTCCTCAATCGCGTCGATGATCGCCTGCGAGATCGCGTCTCGGTCTTCCGCAGGCAGTGAGAACTGAACCGCGCCGAGATGGGCGATCAGCCCGTTGTCGCCGACGACGAACGACGTAGACTCCGCGATCGCAGCGAACTCGGCGGCAGCGTCCTTGTCGGCGTGATCCCAGGCTTCCTGGTGCCGCAGCGACAGCACCTGCCATGCCACCAGAAGGTTCAGGTAGTGCTCCCGGTTCTTCTCGGCATCATCCTTCACGTGCTTGAAGCACGAAGGATCGGTGGCGACCTCGGCTGCCAGAACCTCACGGTATTCGAGCAAGTGGTTGTAGAACCGCTCGCGGAACTCGGAGAGGTGGTGCAGCCGGAGGAAGGGGTACGAGTTGAGCGTTTGCGCAGCAGGGGCCATGCCGATGGCCTCGGTCCGCATCGTCTCGATGTCGCCGAGAACGGAGGTCCACACCTCCAAGAGCGTGTGGGTCGCCGGGGGCAGCTGAACTTCGCTGCCGTCTACGTCCGGGTCGACCTGCATCTGGGAGAGCAGCTCCACCATCTCGCCACGTTCGCGGTCGGTGAGGAGGTTGTTGTCGGTCATGTCAGTTCCTGTTCAGTTGCTCGCGGCGGTATTCGGATTCGATGGCACGGATCACCGTGCGGATGTCGTAGCAGAGGTCGGTACCGATGTAGAGGCGCTTGCACTCGGTGGGTACCAGGTCGGCCCCGCCGTAGAAGTCCTGGACGTCGAACAGGTCGAAGCCCGTGGTGTCGTTGTAGACGTGGACCTTGAAGGGGAAACGCGGGTCCTTGTAGACGCCGACCTGGTAGGACGGCATCGTGATGCGCACCTCACCCTGGGTGACCTGGTTGCCCGCTTCCTCGAAGGTCTCGATGTAGCGACCGTTGACGATGGTCTTGGTGGTGGTGCCCGGGTCGATGTACTTCAGCACACGTCGAGCCCGCGGTGCAGGCGTGGCAGGCTTCCGAACTTCCTCCCGGAACCAGGTGCGCCCCTGCTCGTCGGTGCGCAGCGGGGTGTCCTCGTCCTGTCGGTACGCGTGCTCCGCCGGTAGCGCCCCGTCGGGGCGAGCAGCAATCGGAGGTGTCAGGCGATCTGGTTCCGGCGGGGAATCGGGGATCGGGGGCTTCTGGTATCCGGGCTGCTCGTGCAGACGGGCGACCATCGCTTGGAAGTCCTCCGTGGAGTACTCGCGATAGTGCCGATCGAACTGCACGTCAGCCGCCTTGAGCTCCTGGTAGAGCTCCGACTTCTCTGACTGACTCATGGGTACTCCTCTAGATGATTGGTTTGACCCACCTAGATAGTAGCACCCATGAGCCAGTTATTACGGCTTCCTGGTGTCAGCGAAGGGATAAGGCACCCCATTGATCGTATGCGGCTCATTGTTCCCGTACTCGAAGGTCTCGACGGAACCGAACTCTGCGCCCACATTCACCGTCACCGGGGTGTAGCGGTACTGCACGTAGTTGACAGAGCCGTAGCTGCGGTTCTTCGGGCGAGGCGCGCTCTTCCAGAAGAACTCCCACTCGATCACCGGGCGCCGCACCAGGAGGTAGTCGCCCTGGTCATAGCGATCGAGCGGGTCATGCCCACGGTTCGGGGCGACATAGTGCTTCTTCACCTCGAACTCTTTGCCGTACACATCCTTGCCACGAATGCCATACTCGCACTCACCGGTGAAGTTGCCGAAGGTGATGTTCACCTGTTGCAGGTAGGCCGGTGCGTCGTGCGCACGGTTGGCCCCTTGGGTGTTGGTCACTGCCTCCCACGGGATGCCACGCTGCTCGAAGGCCGTGCCAGTCCACACGTCATCATGGTCCCACTCCTGATCGAACACGTAGATGGTGCTGCCGGAAGCAACAGCCATGTAGAGCAGCCCGCCGATCTCCAGCTTGCGCAGGGCGGTGCCGACCACATCCCAGCAGGACCAGGCACCCGAGAGCGCAGTGTCGCAGATCCAGATCTGGGTGCCGCTTGCAGCCGGATCGGTGTCCCACGCCAGTGGCGAGCGCACTAGGTAGTACAGCGCGGAGTCCATCTGCGAACTGACGATCTTACGCTTCGACGCCAGCGGGACCCGATGCCACAAGTTCTGGATTTTGTCGGCCATGAGGGCGTGGTTGATATTGTAGTTCGAGGCCGTCGACTTCATCAAGTTGTTGTCGAGCGGGTGATAGAGCGCGTTGTTCAGCACCTCGCACCCATACGGACTCGTCGTTCCAGGTGTAGCGGTGGTCTCCTCGAAGCCCATGACGATTGTCGCCTGGTTCTGCGCGGTGACCGAGGAGTTGGCGTTCATGTAGTACGCCGCACCCTCGCCGTCCAGGCCAGAGCACAGCACCACCAGTGTGTCGACAGATTGCGGATTCTGCCACAGCTTCACCGACGCGGGGGTGAAGAGGTTGCCGGAGGTCAGAGTCTTGTACCCGCCACCCTTGCTAGCGGAGAAGTTCAGATACTCACCCTGCTGGTTCGAACTCCACTTGATCCGTGCTGCCTGGGTACGGTCGTACACCAGCACCAGCCGATCAGCCGCCACGATCCCCTGGCCGGCAGCTGTCGGCACCGTGAAGTTGTCGAGACGGTTGATCGAGGGTAGTGGCTTGGAGCCGTCGGTGCCCTGCAGCAGCGGGGTGTGGCAGGCCCAGCCGGTCTCCTGGTAGGTCTTGCCCACCATGTTGATGGTCTTCAGCAGGATGCCTTCCACTGGCACAGCATCCTGCGCGGACCATGTGAAGAAGTACAGGTTCCAGGACACAGCGCCCTGGTTCTTCGCCTCGTTCCACACGGACTCCGGAATGACAGCGGCGATCTGATCCGGGGACCTGGCATCATCCACCGTGTTCACCTGCCACGAAGTCCACCGGCGCTGCACCTTC